GTCGATGAGCTTGTGTACGGCACGAATGTCCGTCTTGGCCATCTCGTTGAGCATCTTGATGTCAGGCAGCGCCATCATCGCAGGGCTGCGGCCATACACCTCATCGGGGGCTGTCACGTAGCGGGCGATGCTGTACGGGAACGAGTTGTACCCGCTCGGCTCGGTCACGAACACCTTATCGCGGCAAGCGATGTAGTAAGACGCGATCGGCTTGCCTCGGGCGTCCATGCGCCCCTGCTCGTAGTCCTCACGGGGCATCACAACATGGAGAAAGTCGTGTTTCTCGTTGGCGCGCTGCGGGTTGTCTAGGCACTTGAGCACCGACTCAGGGAGCCGCTCAACACCCCACCGCTGCGCCGCTTGGCGCGCGGTGTACTTGAACGGGCGATACACTGTATCGACGATTCCCTGATGGTTTTCCAGCAGGAACAGGTCGCGCAGGTTCACGCAGCGGTAGCGCAGACCAGAACCGGGCTCAAAGTCGATGAATAGCGCGCCAGTGCCGAAGGCACCCATGCTGATCCAGCGCTCCGAGTTCTGACCGGCGAAGTTAGCACGGGGGCTGTACCGGGCGTTGTAGAGCAGGTTGTTGACCTGATAGAACCAATCCTGAACCTCGAAGTCTTTGTTCAGGTTCTCGTCAGTTGTGCGTAAGTTATGCCAACGGGACTGACGGGGCGTGAGCATGGAGTCCATGACAGACCCGAAGCGCTCCAGCGCCACCATAGGCTTAGAGTCAAAAACCTTTTGGGTCTTTTTCTCGCCATCCGTGCGGTCGCCGACGAAGCCGATCTGGCGGGGCAAGACGCGCTCGGCGACTTCCTCCCAGTGTTGTTCCCATGTACCGCGACCACCCTTGAGGTGCTCGTATGTGCGGATCAGTTCTTGTGGGTCAGCCATTTACTTCCCCAATAGTGCGTTGGTGCCGGTGGTGAACGGGGTCGTGACGCCCTGGCCACCGGTCAGCATAGTCGATGCCTTGCCGGACGCGGTGCGGTTGCGACGGCGCTCGGCCTCAGCCGCAGCCTGCACATCGGGTGTGGCCACCGTGGGCGCTGGCGCGGGCATCGCGGGAGTCTTGGGGCTGAATAGCTTGGTCATAGTTCACTCCATGAATTGCGCCGAGTGTACATCATGTCGCAAAAACATCATAGTCACTCTGCGCCGTCTGCCCCATCATCCGATTGTACGCCTGTGAGGATCGGGTGTCGGAGCGCGACACCTTCTCGGCGAATGTGAGCGCCAGCGCGTCGGCCACGTCAGGCGATGCCAGCCCCCGCTTGGTCATGGATTCCTTGGTTTCTAGCTTGATCTGCCCCTTGAGAGTCACGTCATACTCCGGGCCGGTCAGGTCGTCGGATAGCTGCGTGTCGTCGGTGATACAGCCCACCGAGAGCCAGTCGCGCATCTCGCTCCACATCTCAGCGCGCCGGTTGAGCCATCGCTCCGGGTCAGACGATGCCTGCCCCGACTGCACTTCAATCACACGGTAGCGCAGCTGCTTGAGCCGGTCGATCACGCCGCCGCCGACCCCTCCGCCGTCAACGAACACAGCGTCAGGGTTGTGTTTCTGTATCGCGCTGGCCACCTTCTCGGCGAAGTCCATCGTCGTCATACCCTTGTAGCGGTAGAGCGGGTAGGTGCGAGCGTCGCGCCCTTTGCGCAGCAGGATGATCGACTCGTTGGCACCCTTACGCGCCACGTCCACGCCCATGATGAGCGGTGCGCCGGGGTCGCTCGATACCTCGCGCAGCGCGGCATCCTGCACCACCTCACGGCTGATGAACTGATCCACACCGGTGCGGGGGAACTCGCCTTTAACCTCGACTCGGGTGACATCGTGATCCTCGCCGTACTTGTCAGCGATGCGCTGGTAAACCCCCGCATCCACACCCTCGACGGTACGCGAGTCAATGTAGCGAGTCTGCCAGAAGTTCCGATCCTTGTGGAAACACTCAAAGAACCGCCCGGTGTTTCGCCGTGGGTTAGAGATCACGAGCCACAGGCGCAGCGGTGCGAGGTCGGTAAAGAACCCCTCGGTCACTGGCCAGATGGAGTCGGAGATACCCGACGCCTCGTCGAACTGCACCATCATGCCGATCTGACTGTGGGCGCCAGCAAACGCATCGGGGTTCTCCTCCGACCACGACTGCGCCTCGACGTAGTAATACTGAGTGTCGATCTTAAGCTGCTTCTGCACCATCTCGGAAAACCACTTCGCGGGGCGCAGGGACATCGACGACTTCTCGAACCAGTGCGAATTGATCGCCATAGTGTGCCACTTGCCCAACTCAGCCATCGTTCTCGAGCGCAACTGCGTCTCGGTGTTAGCCGTGACGATGGTGGTGCTCCCGATCCAGCACGACGCGACAAACAGGTCGAGCATGGCCAGGAACGCCGACTTCCCCGGCCCGCGCCCCGAACTGATCGCCAGGTACAGCGGTGTGGGCGGCAGGCCAATCTTCGCCTTCTCGCGATCTAGGAGCAGGTGCTCCCCGATGCGCTGGAACTCTTGCACCTGCCAGGTGCGGGGTTTCTTGACCTTAGCGAGTGGTGTGCCCTCCACACCCCACGGGAACGCATACAGCACAAACCCCAACGGGTCGTACTTATACGAGAGGATGTCGGTGATGAGCCGCTGCTCGTCGGTCGTGGGGCCGTTAGCTGCCATTATGCTCCTGTGTACTCACCATAGTACATATCCTCCATCAGAGTCTCGGCAGCTTCCTCAGAGGGGGCTTGTATCACGAATAATGGAGAAGTGGACAGTTGGAAAACAGGCTTCGTGAAACAACCCGACTGCCCCTCAATAGCGAAACAGCGAATCGTCGCACCTTCTCGGATGTACGTACGCACAGGATGGCGCTCGAATTTTGGGGTTACTTGTTCCACGAACCTACTCCTAAAAAGATAGCATCCCACGCAATAAACATAAGGAATAGAGCCGCATTCACAGCGTTCTCCCCTGTACGTCGATCACCTCACCGCGAGCCTCAGACACGCGGCGCTGCGCAGCAGCCATAGCCTCGCCGAGATCCACGGTGATGTTCTGCTCGATCTGGCGAGTCTCGCCGAACCGCTTACGGTTGATGACCGAGAGCCACCACTTGCGAGTGTTAATGCGTAGCGTGGATCGCTGCACGTCCTCGATGGAGTCATCAGCGTCGGCAATGTCGATCATCTCGTTGAAGATAGCCTCGCCGCACACAGCCTGCGCCTCGAAGTATTGAGCCTTGCGAGTCTCGTCCTTGTGTATCCATCTAAGGAAGCGATGGTAGTCGATGGCCAGAGGGTAGTCCTCTAGTGCGGCTTTGAGCGATTGACCTGATGCGATGGTTTCGAGGGTGCGGTTGAAGCAAGCCTCGAACGTGGCGAGTTCGTTGCTTTGACGAAGTTGTGCAAGCTCCGTGCGCTGCGCTGGAGTCAGCGGTTCAACGGGGCTTGTCTGCGGCAGAAGGAATGTGGGCAGGGCTTCCATCGGATCAGTGTATCACGGGTTTTGAAATTTTTATTTTTAGATTTTTGAAACACCCATTGGGTAATGAAATGGAAAAATGATTCGGAGGGTCGGAGGGGGCTTCTGCAACAGCACCGCCGACTCTGTGGGGCTCCCCCCACCCCCCGGATCGAGAATCATTCGCATCTAGTCCCCCCGAATCATGGTCAAGCCCCAGTGATTCAGTGCTCTAATGGATCGCGCTGCACTTGGTCATGATCCAATGGGTAAGCGCTGCATCCGAATCAATAACCCAATGTACCCGCGAACAATGCCAACCAATTACACAATAGACCCAATGGGGCGCTGATTCGTGTGGCACGTTTTAGGTACAATGGGTCAAGATTCGTGTGGCACGTTTTAGGTACAATGGGCCATGAAACACTGTATAAATACCCATGAAATAGCCTAATGGGTATGCGAGTAACGTCATTCAGAGCTCCGCCGGCGCGGGCATTTTAGAAACACTATTTATGCGAGTTGTTCTTTTTCCTACCCCCTAACCTCCGCCCCAGCGCTACATGGCACTATTGACACACCCAATGGGGTTTACACACATTTACACATTAAACAGTTGACACGTTACCCCAATAGGTTACAATCCACCCATGCCCGATAACTACGGGCCACCGTCAACCCATCGTAACCCACCACAAGGAACACGAACCATGAAAATCTATGACACCCCTTCACGAGTGCGCAAACTCTTGTTATCCAACCATTGGCCGTGCGATGCCGCTATCGGCGCTGTCTATGCGGGGACACAGTTGCGTCTTACCGTCATCTGTCCTGATGATCCTAATGGCGAACAAGCTACGCAAGCAATTGCACACGTTTACGCGCTTGAATTTCCCGCGTCACCGAAACAAACCACTTAACTTTAGGAGTAAATGAACCATGAGACAGTCAAACGAAACACCACACACAATCGCAGGCATCGCGGGCCGCTTAACCCGCTTCAAGAATCCCGGCGTGCGCGCTGCTGGATGCTTCGATAATCAAGTCTGGATCAGCGAAGCGCGGTCCGTCGAAGGCTACGGCACAAACGGGCGCATGATTGTTGAAATTCGCCACGATGACCAATGCAACAACGGCCACAACTCGTTTGCTATTACTGCTGAAGTGCGCACCGTTGAAAGCACGCGCCGGCGTGACATTGCCGTCGGTGGATGCATGCATGATGACATTGCGCGGGTATTCCCAGAGCTTGCGCACATCATCAAGTGGCATTTATCGAGCACCGATGGCCCTATGCACTACATCGCCAATACTCTCTATCTCGTTGGAGACCGTGATTACAATGGATTGCTCAAGGGTGAACAGCGGCAAATTAGAAACGGTCGCACGGGTGAATTGTGCTGGGAACTTGTCGCGGTTAACTCGCTAGGTGTTGGTATCAGTAGCACGCCTACGGGTGACGAATACCGCCACCGCGAAACCGTACCGCTGTTTATCCTTGACAAACACTGTCAAGGTAACACACCACCACTGGCGACACCAGTGCTTAAGTGGGTGCCATCGTATCGTATTGGCGAAGGCAAAGCCCGCGAACTTGAAGCCGCGCGCCGCGCTGCCGTGTGGCCTGATGCTACCGACGAGCAGCTTTGCTTACCGCGCGATGAATTGAAGGCGCTGTTAGAGGCACGATTGCCCGCGCTACTCGCTGATTTTCGCGCCGATGTCGAGTCAATCGGGTTTCATTTTGTGGCTGTGAGTGATGAGGTGACAATATGATGTATCAATTCTCAACCATACCCACAATCTACGGCCCGTGTCTCACAATCACGGATCATGCGCGATATGATGGTTTGTTCGGGTTTCGTAGGGTATTGGCTTACCTTAATGCACCATCACGCGGCGACATATGCGTTATGCGCGCGGTCAATGGTCAAGATGTGGCGCTACGCATTGATCCACAATCCCACTATCGTGAATGGATCGGTTGTTTCTCTTACTTGGGACTGTGACACAATGACCCCCCTAAACACTGACTCAGAACTACTCAGAGCCGCGCGGCTTGCTCAATCACCCATCGTGCGGGTACTAGCCCAACGACTCGCGGATCGCGGCACCCGGGCGGCCGCGTGCAGCTTGATGCTGGATCACATTGCCCGCCACGTTGACGCGGGAAACCTGAGCAAAGCCCGTGAGTTGATCGACCAGACCCGCGCGGCGCTTGAATGGTCTAAACATATTCCTAACCATAGCGAGGTGAAGTGATGAAACCGCGTATTAAAAACACTGTCATACTTAACGGTAAGCGCTATGTTTGTCGTATATATGATGCTGGCGACAAGTTTGTAGATCATTACACAATCGCGTTTAAGGGTTACTATTTGCCCGGTTATGGGATGATTTACCCTTACTTGTCGAGTAGTGATGCACCATATCACCCGGGTGGTGTCGGATTGCACGGGGAAAGCCGCACGTTTATGAAGGGTAGACATTTAGGTAAACGTGTACGGTTTGAAGAGTTGCCCGCGCAAGTTCGGGAATTCATTACTGACAACATAGCGAGGTGAAAGCATGAAAACTGCTATTTGTGGCAACTGGCATTTTTGGGAAAGCGACGGCAAAATACTTGCAAGCAATGAGGTATTGAAGCGGTTGTACAGTTTTGATAATTTTGACAACGCCTGTAACTGGCTAGCAGTGCATAACTTAGGCGTTGCGAAACAGTTTTACAAAGCGTGGAAGGCGTTAGTATGAAATACCACGTACACGTTAAATACCTTGATGGCACACTTGCATTGCTCACGCATCGCAACCGCACATTATGGGCGATACGCACAGCCCGTAAACACTTGCGAGACTGTCAGCGCAACATTGCAACCGGTCAATGGCCCGGTGTTGCCTTTGTGTGGATTGTCCCAGTATCCCGCTTGATCCCTTAACATTAGGAGAATGAAACCATGCATCAGTTCAAAGTGAAAACAACCCGCTACAGTGTGACATCACCTGAGCGTCAATTAGAGATTGAAGCGCTATGCGCCAAGATCAAGCGAAACACGGGCCGGCCGTCACGTTCTGCATCATCGCGGCCGGGGACATATGGCAACATGAACCCGGTGTATCCGCGATGTTATGGTGGCGAATCAACGAAGCAATACGTGGCCGTGTACGAACGATTGAACGAACACCGATTTATCGGCCGTCAATACGGGAAAGAACACGACACGGGAAAATCGCAGAGCCTGTTCGGTGAATTGTCAGATAACCCCCAGTGGCCCCAAAATGATCCCGTTATTGAAGAGCCGTTGAACGATTGACCCACAAACCCCTTAAACCCACAAACCCGGCCCGCGCGCCGGGCTTACCTTTGGAGCATTGAAAATGAACCTTAAACAGAAAGCCGCCGACCTCAAACTGTCATCCCACGCGATGGCTCACTACCTAGGTGTGCCGTTCAATACCTACCATAAATGGGCCGTGGGTGAAAGATCCCTCGATGCAGCGCCCCGGCGATTGCTGGAGGTGCTAGCCATGATCGAAACCCAAGCCCCAGCGCTTCACACCTCGCTGATTGACGCGGCAAGGGCTACGGAACGGGCCACGTTACGCGATAAGCCCGGTAAGGGCGCACCCAAGGTTGAAAAGCCCGCCAGCGCCCCGCCTGAGCCGTTTGTCCACGTTGTCCAGGCTCTACCTGACTGGATGCGGCATGCCGTATAGGGTATAACCCTACCCAAAAAAGAAAAGCCCCGGAGGATTTTGAAGCCCTCGGGGCTTTTTATCGTGGGGCATTGAATACCCCCTCCTGCGTGTCAGGATCGAATTGGTGCGCGTTTCAATGGTTTTACCCATGCGAGTAGTTTCGTCCAGGCGCGAGCCGCCTTGAGTGGTATCAGCGCCCCGCTGGCCGTGACCTGCACCGATTCGGTGCCGTGGTTGGCACGGTACTGCCTGAGAAACGAGTCGAGTAACGGGTGGTCGGGTTTCATAGTTTCAATACTCCTAAATCGCCAGCATCAGAGGCTGCTGACTTGCCTGTTAAATTGCCCGGTGTACCGCCTGTCTATTCGACGCGGTGATCGCGGCCTTCTGCACAAGACCCCGCTTCGAGTAGAACATCTCGGTGTTGACCAGCGCAGCGCGAACCGCTTTCTTACAGGCGATCCACGTCTCATAGGACTGCTGCATCCGTGAATCTTCATACTTACCCTTGGCATTCTTACCGGCTGGCCAGTGGGGGTGCAGATGCTCGAACAGTAGTCGGTTGTACTTCATACGCTCCCCCTGAAAAAGCCAACGGTGAACCCCAGCACAAAGCAAAGCACAGCCAAGCAAAGCGCAAACAGTAGCCAGTTGCCTAGCTCTGGCAAATAGCGGCGAAAGTAAAGCCATTCGCCCTCTACAAAGAAATAAAAGCGTGTCCAGAGATCATGCAACATACAGAATCACTCCTATCAATACGACTGCGATAGCACAGCCCCATACGACAATCTTGTCATGCTTGTGCATGGGCATGTATTCCGTTTGAAGCGGTGCAAGGTGATGATATGGCCCGAATGCTTCGGAGAGTGAGCGCGGATAGCGGCGGGTTGTTGGTGTGTTCATACTGTTTCATTCCAAATATCAAAGTGAGCTTTCATCATAACGATTGCAGCAGTATATTCTTTGCCGTGGTTGCTGTCGCCGTGGGTTTCTTTTACCTTTGCCTCAAATTCGTCAAATGAGCCAAAAAAACAACCTGCTTTCACAAATAGTCCAGCGTCGGTGATGTAGCTTGTCAGGTAATCGCCACGAGAGCCGATTGTCCCGATCATAAAAATAGGCCGTGAGCCGATCAGCTTTTTATAACCAAGGTACGCGCCACCAAGGTACGCGTCAACAAGGTACGCGCCATCAAGGTTCGCGCCCCGAAGGTTCGCGCCCCGAAGGTTCGCGCCACCAAGGTACGCGCCACCAAGGTACGCGTCAACAAGGTACGCGCCATCAAGGTTCGCGCCCCGAAGGTTCGCGCCCCGAAGGTTCGCGCCACCAAGGTACGCGCCACCAAGGTACGCGT